ACACCACTCTGGTTCCCCATATGTGGACGCAAGAAGTTTACTGGCTTCTAAAGACTTATCATGGATATGTTTTGCGATATCTTGACTAATCATATGAGCCTCAAATCCTTCAAAAGGAATCATCTTGGATTGTAAGTACGAGTGAAACCCGCATTGCCCAAGTCCGAGCGCTCTGCCTTTTTCGGTAAATAGAACAGCTTTCTCAAGTCCCGGAATACCTTTAGCTTTTTGAATGAAGTCTTCAGCGATACAATCCAAGAAAATAGTTGCCCAGAATACTGCGTCTGTATCTCTCCATTCATCATATCGAGCTACATTCATACTTGAAAGAACACAAGTATAAGTATGCCAGAGATCAGCAAATAGTGTAATTTCATCGCACAGATTACTTGCTTTTACATATAAGTTATTCTTGACATAAGCTTTGGGCCTGTTTGCGTTGATCTTATCGATGAAGCAGAAATACCCACGACCATGAATCATCTTGAGTTTCATGGCCTTCTTGAATCGTCTCAGTGACTCAAGATCACCTTTATTGCACTTATCAATATACTCATTAGAAATAATCCATCCAATGTTTACATCATCTGGTTCTTCTAGTGCATAGTCTGCCAATTCATCAAAATCTTTGTGATCAATTTCTAGATAACCAGCCCACGCCCCTCTGCGCGCTGTACCTTGAGCAACGTCACGCATTGTCTGAACATATTGTTTAAACACTGGAACTACACCAGAAGCTTTTCCTCCAGATGAAATAGGTGCCCCACGATGACGGATATTTCCAAGATAGGCCGAAGTACCAAATCCGTTCTTCGTGAGCATAGCAGTTTCATGCAACGAACTATAGAATCCATCGATGCTATCATCAATAACCCCACCACTACATGACACTGACATTCCACGGTCAGTTCCGGTATTTGCCAGCACAGGGGTACTAGGACTTAACCAACCTTTCCACAGCAAACTAAAGAATTTTTGCTCTGCGTCTGGAAATTCCTTTTCGACATATTTTGCTGCAGTGCTAGCAATTCTCTCAAATTGTCCACGAACAGAACGACCATTAACTTGGTACTCATATTTGTCCATGAACATTTGGTATCCTGCGGTAGTGTACCACTCAGGCACTAGCCCTTTTTCTTGCAGGGCTTTTCGTTCATCGCTAAGAGCTTTATACAGATTCTTCATTATTCTCTTTCTTGGTCTCTATTGAAGCCCAAACAAATTCTTCTTCATCCCACTCTCTGTGGTATTGTGAACCAAGTCCACTAAAAAAGTCATTAAAACTATAATCATTAATGGCCTTGTAAAATGTATCCGCAATTGCATTGTAGGTTACATTGTACATTGGAGGATACCCGAGGTTCTTCAAGCACTCATTGATTCTGGACTGCACGAAATTCTCTAATTGATGAGCCGTAATACCATCAATCTTGCCTTTCTCAAAAGTCATTTTAATGATTTCGCACTCATGTTCATAGATGGTGTTGGCGGATTGCTGAACCGCTAGTTGAATCTTAGTCTTCTCGTAGTCTGTAATGGTCGTATCATTTTCCATCTTATATCTGAATGACCAAGCGCCCGCGATACTGTGGATGTTCTCATCTCGTAAGCTAAAATTGATACCTCGTCCTACATGCATTAGCTTATTCTTTCCCTGAGATTGAAAGTGTTTCAGGAATGCAAAACTACTGTATAAAATCACACCTTCAACCATGCTGAATGCAGCCAAGGAGATATAGTCATTCTCTTGGTTAATCATGTCCCCGATGAAATCAATACGAGCTTTGAGTGCAGGGTTGTCTTTATAAGACAGAAAGAA